GTTTGGTTATTAGCAACAACTATATCTAAGTCATTGGTGCTGACAACATTACTGTCGATGTAAGTTACATTACCAGTAACTTGCAGGTTACCTTCAATTACTACCAATCCGCCGCTGCCGGCAGTACTTGGATCGATTGTAATTACACTATGTGTGCTGGTAATACTATTGCTACCTATTGTAATTTCGCCAATAGTTACAGAATCGGCTAAGGAGTTAATGTTAGGCTGTGCTGCGGTGCTAAGTGTACCTGTTAGAGTAGCATCGGTATTACCTATCTGTGCTGCTTCAACAGTTGTACCGGTTAGTGTGCCACTCAAAGTTAAGCCAGTTAATGTACCAACACTAGTAATATTCGTTTGTGCGGCAGTTTGTAATGTGCCTGTTAACTGTGATCCACTATTACCGATAGTTGCTGCTTCAATAGCAGTACCAGTTAATGTACCACTTAAAGTTAATCCAGTTAGTGTTCCAACTGATGTAATATTAGTTTGAGCGGCAGTGCTTAATGTACCTGTTAATGTAGCACCACTATTTCCTATTTGTGCAGCCTCTACTGTGGTACCTGTCAATGTACCGCTTAATGTTAATCCAGTTAGTGTTCCAACTGAGGTAATATTGGTTTGACTTGCAGTCTGTAACGTGCCAGTTAATGTTGCTCCTGTGTTACCAATGCTAGCGGCTTCAATTGCAGTACCAGTTAATGTTCCTGACAAAGTTAGCCCGGTTAGTGTGCCAACGCTTGTAATATTAGTTTGACTTGCAGTTTGTAATGTACCTGTAATTGTTGTACCTACGTTGCCAACACTGGCTGCGTTGATATTTGTGCCGTCTAGGTTACCGCTTAGTGTTAATCCTGTTAGTGTACCTACTGATGTAATATTAGTTTGTGCAGCAGTATCTAGTGTACCAGTTAATGTTGCACCACTATTACCAATCTGTGCTGCTTCTACCGTAGTGCCTGTTAAAGTGCCACTTAGTGTCAGTCCAGTTAGTGTACCTACCGATGTGATGTTGGTTTGGGCAGCAGTGCTTAACGTACCTGTTAAAGTTGCACCTGAGTTACCTATCTGTGCTGCTTCAACAGTTGTACCTGTCAATGTACCACTTAAAGTGAGTCCGGTTAGTGTACCAACACTAGTAATATTAGTTTGTGCCGATGTTTGTAATGTGCCAGTTAGTTGCGATCCCGAATTACCAATGGTGGCTGCTGTAATGGCTGTGCCAGTTAGCGTACCGCTCAAAATTAAACTAGTTAGCGTACCAACTTCTGTAATGTTTGTTTGGCTAGCAGTATCTAATGTACCAGTTAATGTTGCTCCACTATTACCAATCTGAGATGCGTTAAGAGTTGTTCCTGTTAATCCACCACTTAATGTTAAGCCAGTAAGAGTTCCAACTGCGGTAATGTTACTCTGAGTCGCATTTGTTACATATTCAGCAGTGCCTGCAGTATTAGCAAAATTAACACTTAAACCACTTAGGTTACTTAATTGGCTACCATCTCCCAAGAAGTAAGTAGCAGTTACATTTCCACCAGCATGGATGTTACCTCCAACGCCAATACCACTGTTACCTTGTAGTACTAAAGCACCTGTGCTTACACTGGTACTGCGTGTTCCATCAACGTTGGCGCCACCTGGATCACTACTACCAATCAGTACCAAGTTACCAGTTTTAATATTTCCATAAACAGCAGTACTGTGATTGATGACGTTAGCATCGTTTCCTGCACCACTACCATACCATTCTAAATTCTGTTCGTCATTACTCCAAATTAACGCAGCATTGTCGTTTTGCGTTTTGTAGTAGTGCATTCTGAAGCCAATGTCTCTACCATCATCTTCAGTTAATGGAGTTAAGTTGGCATCAGTGTGCATTTCAATCAAGTTGTCTGTGACAGCAAGATTATTTGCACCGATAATATTAGTATTGCCTTCAACTGTTAAGTTGCCTGCGATTGTTGTATCCTGGCTAATAAGAACTGTACCGCCAATATGTACATCTTTGGCAATACCAACGCCACCTGCGACTACCAATGCTCCGTTGGTTGTAGCGGTTGCCTGTGTTGTGTCTGTAATTGTTGTAACACCAGTTACACCTAGTGTCGAACCAACTGTAGCACTGTTGTTTACAGACAATGCATTAACTGTGGCATTACCTGTGGCACTTAGTGTGCTTACAATAGCAGTATTGCCGCCGCCGGAACCCAATGCGCCATTTAAATTTGTGCCATTAATTGTAGTAATTGTTGCACTGGCGCCAGTAAATGCAGCACCAATGTTACCAATTATGGCTGCTTGTACTGTAGTTCCGTTTAATGTACCACTTAAGGTTAAGCCAGTTAGTGTTCCAACTTCTGTAATATTTGTTTGGCTAGCAGTTTGTAATGTACCAGTTAACTGAGATCCGCTATTACCAATAGTTGCAGATTCTACGCTAGTACCAGTTAGTGTGCCACTTAGTGTTAGCCCAGTTAGTGTTCCTAGTGAGGTTATGTTTGTCTGCGCCGCAGTACTCAGCGTACCTGTCAAGGTAGCACCAGTGTTACCAATAGTAGCAGCACTTACAGTTGTACCTGTTAATGCACCACTTAGTGTCAATCCGGTTAGCGTACCAACCGATGTTATATTTGTTTGAGAAGCGGTGTCTAATGTACCGGTTAATGTAGCACCACTATTACCAATTTGAGCTGCTTCTACTGTAGTACCAGTTAGTGTTCCTGATAATGTTAAGCCAGTTAGTGTACCAACAGATGTGATATTTGTCTGGGCCGCGGTGCTCAATGTTCCTGTTAGTGTAGCACCTGAGTTACCAATAGTTGCTGCTTCTACTGCGGTACCTGTTAATGTGCCACTTAGTGTTAGTCCAGTTAAAGTGCCTACGCTAGTAATATTTGTTTGTGCAGCAGTTTGTAAAGTACCTGTTAAAGTACTACCAGTAATGGCTGCACCACTGTTACCAATTATGGCTGCATTAATCGTCGTACCTGTTAGTGTACCGCTTAATGTCAATCCAGTTAGTGTACCTACTGATGTGATGTTGGTTTGTGCAGCGGTATTCAAAGTACCAGTTAGTGTGGCGCCCGAATTACCTATTTGAGCTGCTTCTACAGTGGTTCCAGTTAGTGTACCACTTAGTGTAAGTCCGGTTAAAGTACCAACTGATGTAATGTTTGTCTGCGCCGCAGTGCTCAATGTACCTGTTAGTGTAGCACCACTGTTACCAATAGTGGCTGCGCTGACTGTTGTTCCTGTTAATCCACCGCTTAATGTTAAGCCAGTTAGTGTACCAACTGCTGTAATGTTACTCTGTGTAGCATTTGTTACATATTCAGCTGTTCCTGCGGTATTGGCATAATTTACGCTTAGGTCTGATAGTCCATCTAATTGGCTTCCATTACCAAAGAAGTAATTGGCAGTGACATTACCACCAACTTGCAACACATCAAAGTATCCTGTTGACCAATAATTATTGGTTCCACCAAAACTTAACGCTGCATTACCTAGTGGAGTTATACCAACGTTGCTTTGCCAACTAGTAGTTGCATGATTATATGTCCAGGTTGCTATTCCTTCACCACCCACATTACCTGCTAATATACCAGCGCCATCAATATCTGCACTAGTTGATCTATTATTTGCAACAACAATGTCTAAGTCATTGGTGCTGACAATATTGCTGTCAATGTAAGTTACGTTACCTGTAACCTGCAAGTTGCCTTCAATTACTACCAATCCACCACTTCCAGCAGTGCTTGGATCAATAGTAATTACACTGTGTGTACTTGTGATACTGTTGCTGCCAATAGTTATTTCACCTATTGTTACCGCATCCGCAAGTTCGTTGATATTTGGCTGAGCAGCGGTGCTTACCGTGCCTGTTAGTGTTGCACCTGAGTTACCAATTGTAGCAGCATTTATAGTTGTACCAGTAAGTGTATCACTTAGTGTTAAACCAGTTAGTGTTCCAACACTAGTGATATTAGTCTGTGCAGCAGTGCTTAACGTACCTGTTAGCGTAGCACCTGAGTTACCAATAGTTGCTGCTTCCACTGCGGTACCGGTTAGTGTACCACTTAAAGTTAGTCCTGTTAGTGTTCCAACTGATGTAATATTAGTTTGAGCAGCAGTATCTAAAGCGCCTGTCAGGGTAGCGCCCGAATTACCTATTTGTGCTGCTTCTACTGTGGTACCTGTTAATGTACCACTTAGTGTAAGTCCAGTTAGTGTTCCTAGTGAGGTTACATTTGGCTGGCTTACAGTGGATAACGTTCCTGTTAGTGTAGTATTTGTATTACCAATGGTAGCAGCATTAATAGCAGTACCGGTTAGTGTACCACTTAAAGTTAGTCCAGTTAGTGTGCCTACTGATGTGATATTAGTTTGAGCAGCAGTATCTAAAGTTCCTGTTAACGTAGCACCACTGTTACCAATTTGAGCAGCTTCTAAAGTAGTACCGGTTAACGTATCACTAAGTGTTAATCCTATTAGTGTACCGACTGCTGTAATGTTGCTCTGTGTAGCATTTGTTACGTACTCAGCAGTTCCTGCAGTGTTAGCATAATTAACACTTAGTTCTGTTAATCCACCTAATTGACTACCATTACCAAAAAAGTAACTGGCAGATATATTTCCAGTTGAATCAACATTACCAGCAATTATATTTCCGGTAACATCTAATGTTGTACCAATTGTAGCACTATTGTTGATTGTAATATCATTTACAGTGGCATTTGCAGTGCTTTCAACTGTTGCGCCAAATATAGTACTACCTGTGTTACCGATTGTTGCGGCATTAACAGTTGTTCCTGTTAACGCACCACTTAGTGTCAAACCGGTTAGTGTACCAACACTGGTAATATTTGCTTGTGCTGCTTCTGTTACATACCCGGCAGTACCTGCTGTGTTTGCTGTATTACTGTTACCTGCTTCAAGAGAATATGTGGCGTTAGCAACTGTTCCTGTAACATTTGCGCCAGTTAAACTGGTTAAAGCACTACCATCACCAATTAATGTGGCACCAGTATTACCAATTGTAGCAGCATTAATGTCAGTGCCAGTTAGTGTACCACTTAGTGTAAGTCCGGTTAGTGTTCCTACTGACGTAATGTTAGTCTGGTTTGCTGTTTGAAGTACACCTGTGACGCTTGGTGCTTCAATTGCATTAAAGTAACCTGTACTCCAGTAGTTACTGGTGCCACCGAGGCTTAAACTGGCGTTACCAACCGGAGTTACTCCGACGTTACTTTGCCAACTTGTGGTAGCATGATTGTATATCCAGGTTGCAACTCCTGCTCCACCCACATTACCTGCTAGTATACCAGCACCATCAATACCAGCACTCGTTGTTTGGTTATTAGCAACAATAATGTCTTTGTCGTTGATAATTATAGTTCCACTATCAACATAAGTTACGTTACCTGTGACTTGTAAGTTTCCTTCAATTACAACTAATCCATTTTGACCTGCACTTGCGGGATCAATTGTAATTACGCTATGTGTGCTTACAATACTATTGCTGCCAATTGTGATCTCACCAATAGTTACTTCGTCAGCAAGTTGATTAATATTTGTCTGTGCTGGAGTATTGATTGTTCCAGTTAATGTAGCGCCTGAATTACCAATCTGCGCTGCTTGTACAGTTGTTCCGTTTAACGTGCCTGATAATGTTAATCCAGTCAGTGTACCAACTTGCGTTATATTTGTTTGAGCAGCGGTATCTAACGTACCAGTTAAGATTGCGCCTGTGTTACCAATTTGCGCTGCTTCTACTGTGGTGCCAGTCAATGTTCCTGACAGGGTGGCGCCAGTCAATACACCAACACTGGTAATATTTGCCTGTGCTGCTTCGCTGACGTATTGTGCAACACCTGCTGTATTGGCAAAACTTACACTAACTCCTCCTAGTCCATCTAATAATGCACCATTACCTAAAAAATAACTAGCAGACACATTGCCAGTAACACCTAAATCAGTACCAATTGTAGCACTGTTGTTTATTGTTAACGCATTAATAGTTGCATTAGAAGTGGTGTTTAAAGTAGCGCCCGTGAATGCAGCGCCGGTGTTACCAATGGTTGCTGCTTGTACAGTTGGGGCATTCAGTGTGCCGCTTAAATTTAATCCTGTTAGAGTGCCAACTGAGGTAATATTTGGTTGTGCTGCTGTTTGAATAGTTCCAGTTAGTGCAGCACCTGCATTACCAATAATGGCTGCACGAATAGTAGTGCCGTCTAATATACCACTTAATGTCAGTCCAGTTAGTATACCAACACTGGTTATATTTGGTTGACTAGCAGTCTGTATAGTGCCAGTCAATGTACTACCAGTAATTGCTGCACCACTATTTCCAATTGTGGCAGCGTTTATGGTTGTACCAGTTAGTGTGCCACTTAGTGTTAGTCCGGTTAGTGTACCAACACTGGTAATGTTAGTTTGACTGGCTGTCTGAATTGTACCAGTTAGGGTTGCACCTGTGTTACCAATTTGAGCAGCATTAACAGTAGTGCCTGTCAGAGTTCCGCTCAATGTCAGTCCAGTTAGTGTACCAACACTGGTTATATTTGTCTGTTGTGGTGTTTGTAGTACACCAGTAATACTTGGTGCTTCGATGGCGTTAAAGTAGCCTGTACTCCAATAATTATTTGTACCACCAAAACTTAGTGCAGCATTACCTTGAGGTGTTATCCCTACATTTGAGCGCCAACTGGTAGTAGCATGATTATATACCCAAGTTGCGATACCTTGACCACCAACATTACCTGCTAATATACCTGCGCCGTCTATGTCTGCACTAGTTGTTCTATTATTAGCGACAATAATGTCTAAATCATTTGTACTTACAACATTACTATCGATGTAAGTTACATTACCAGTTACTCGTAAATTACCTTCAATTACAACTAGGCCGCCACTGCCTTCTGTGCTAGGATCAATTGTGATAGTGTCATGTGTGCTGGTAATACTGTTACTACCAATTGTAATCTCACCAATTGTAACTGCGTTTGCTAATTCATTTACGTTGGGTTGACTGGCAGTTTCTAATGTGCCAACTAAATTTGTGGCTTCGACATTACCTGCAATAATATTTCCAGTAACGCCTAATGTTGTTCCCACTGTTGCACTAGTGTTAACAGTTAATCCATTTACTGTGGCATTTGCACTTGTATCTAGCGTTTCGCCGACTAGTTGTGTAGCAGCATTACCAACAGTAGCAGCATTAACAACCGTTCCTGTAATAGCACCACTTAGAGTCAAACCAGTTAGTGTACCAACACTAGTTATATTTGTTTGTGCTGCAGTGTCTAGTGTACCTGTTAATGTAGCACCACTATTACCAATTTGTGCTGCTTCTACTGTAGTGCCAGTTAGTGTACCACTTAATGTCAGACTGGTCAATGTGCCAACACTGGTAATGTTTGCCTGTGTAGCATTGGTTACGAACTCGGCAGTACCCGCAGTGTTTGCAAAGTTTACACTTAATTCTGTAAGTCCGTCTAATTGGCTACCATTACCAAAGAAATAACTGGCTGTAACATTGCCTGCGGTATCTACATTACCAGGTGTAATGTTTCCAACAACTTCTAAACCTAAGGAAGAAAAAGTTGCTATCGATTCACCGTTAACTGAAATTAAAATATTTCCGTCACTAGCAGGAATGTCAACATTAGAAGTGCCATTTTGAATTCTATATGTTGTTGCATCTTCAGATCCTTGAATAACAAATGCACCACCTTCAGCAGTTGTAATAATCACTGCGGTATTGTTGGCACTAATTGATGCACCATCTAAGTTAATAGTACTTCCACTTAAGAATAAATCTTTAAATCTAAAATCTGAACTTCCCAAATTGTAAGTAACGTTGGCGCTTGGGATAATGTTGCCAATAAATTCTGTTGCACTAATACTGTTTGCAGTTATACCGTCGACACTGTCAAGGTTACCACTATACGTTGGCAAATAACTGGCTACGTTTGCGTTTGAATAAGAAGCAGGCAGTCCTTCGAGTTGACTACCATTACCAATAAAATAAGCAGCAGTAACATTAGCAGTAGTAATTACATTACCAGCCAAACTATCTAAATTACCTGTGTATGTAGGCAAGTAATTAGCAACATTGGCATTGCCATATGTAATTTCACCTAAACCAGTTAGTTGACTACCATTACCAATAAAGTAGGCTGCACTAACATTACCAGTAGCAATAACATCTGTGCTAACGATGACATTACCAGCACCTATATTGCCTGTATAAGTTGGCAAGTAGCTAGCAACGTTTGCATTGCTGTAATTACCACTTACTACTACACCATTGACTGTGAGAGTTCCATTATCTACAGAAATATTTGTGCCGCGCAAAGTTACATTATTGCTGAGATAAAGTTCTGCCCATTCTTTAGAAATACTACCGAGTGTATAAGTTGCTGTAGTCTGAGGTAGTACATCAGACTTAATGCTAGTCAAATCTGCTTGAATGTTACTAAAAACACTTTGACCGTTAGGATAAAAATATCCCGCCCCAATAATATTGCCAATAGTGCTTAAATTTCCAAAACCATTGATATTACCAACTCGTAAATTGCCAGTAGTATAAAAATAATTTGCAGTAATTGTATTACCGGTTAAATTTGTCGTACTGTTGCTACCAATAATTGTGTATAACTCTGTAAAGTTACTGTTTGTTTTGGTAAATGCGGTATAGAGTGAATCACCAGAGTTACTATCTGGACCATCACCTAAGTCAATGATTTCTTGCGCCATTCTTTATCCGGTTTTTAGAACTATAGAGTATTTATTTGTTTTTGATTATTAAGGTTCTACCAAAAAAATAGGCCCTTGCAGGCCTATCTTCATCATTACGATAATGATTGTTAAGCAACTGGAACTGCAACTGTTGCAGGTGTTGTTCCGCTGTCTGCACTGGTACCAACCAAGAATTTGTCATCTGTTTGATTCCAAACAAACTTGTTAGTAATTCTGCTGGCGTAGAATGTAGCTGCGTTAGCATATGTACATTCAATACTCATTGTGTTGGCAGTTAAGTTACCACTGTCAGTATTTGCCAAAGAGCATACACCTTCGTTTCCTGCTAGGTCATTAACTAAAAACTTAGTAGCTCCTTTTTTGCGTACAATGTATCCTGTAGCAGCACTGTTACCGCCTACTTTAACTTCAGGACTAATTTGATTGCCTGTAATGCTGGTATTACCACCAACTTGAGCTGTTCCTACTGGATAACCAATATCAACTGTTGCACTTTTTGCTGTCTTAAATTTTGCCATTTTATTTCTCCTTAATTTAGCGTTCTAGGCCGCCCGGAGTGGCGCTCCGAGAGTTCATGTGAACAACTGTATTTACCGTAAACATTGACTATTTGGGCTATACCCAGTATTATTAAATAAAATATGAAAATATTAAGTGTCGGTCACGTCTGCACAGACTTAGTTTACTACAGTAATACCATACCTAACATAAACAACAAAATAGGTTGTGAGCGTGCAGAGATCATTCTCGGTGGTAACGCTGCCAATGTGGGCCGTGCCCTAACTGAATTAGGTGCAGAAGTTGAACTTTGTACTGTGCTGGGCAACCAACAACATGCATATTCAAAAATTATAATTGAACTGTTAAATGAATATGGCATCAATCACGATTATGTAAAATACAAAGAAGATCTAGCAACACCAAGTAGCATTATTATTGTAAACGACAAAGGCGAACGCACAGTTGTCTATCATCAAAGTGAAGAAATAAAACGCAAAATAAGTTTGCCCACAGACTACGACTTTGATTTAATTACCGCAGACAATCACAGAATGCCCATGGTCAATGAAATATTTTCTGCAGCACGTTTAAACAACATACCCACAATGCTGGACATTGACGCACCAATAGAAACGTTAGAATCATACCCCAAGGCAGACTACGTTTGGTTAAGTTATGAAACTTATGCTTTGTGCAACCTCAGCATCTACGATTTGCAGCGACAGTTTGGAGGCTTGGTAGGATATACTAACAGTGAGGATGAAATTTGTTGGTTAGAAAACGGCGAAGTAAAAACTTGCCAGCCAGAAACTATACAGGCCCTTAATACGTTAGGCGCGGGTGATGTGTTTAGAGCACAGTTTGCAGTATCAATTTGTAATGGGTTATCTGTTGAAGAGGCTGTAAAAGCAAGTTGTCACACCGCAGCATTACACTGTCAACAGTTACCAATTGCATAGCCAACAAAAAAGGACCTTTCGGTCCTTTTTCGCTTCCCATCCCTATGAGAATTTTCAGTGATTACTGGAAGCTTAGGTTGCTTACATTAATCTCACTTAGGTAGTCGCCTGCGTTACCTAGAGAAGATGCTGTGTTTGTCAACTCAACATATCCATAACGAGTCATAAAGCCTACGACTGGTTCGAATGTTGCTGGGTCTAGAACAACACCACTGCTCATCAATGGAATGTATGGGCAGTAGAATGCTGCGGCATCAGCCTCGCTGGAACCTTTGTAACCAACTAGAACAGCAGTTGTGTCTGCTGCATAGCTGTCTACGTAGATACGCATTGCGCCGTTTAGTGTACCAACAAACTTGGTGTTTGTAGGTGCTTCGAATGTACCTTCTGTGGTACGTGCGAAAGCAGAAGTTGTTGCGCTCTGTAGTACTGTTAGAGCGGCTGGACTTACAACTGCCCAGTTACCTGCGCCGCGACGTGTACGCTGTGCAATCAAGTTTGCACTGCGGTTGATTAGAACAGCTAGAGCAGCGTGTTCGTCACCAACGAATGTAGCGGTACCAGATACTGTTGCCTGGTTGTATGTGAAGTCAGTAGCGGCTAGCGCACGTAGACTACCTAGAACTTCTTGGTCGATTTCAACGGTAATTTCTTGTGCTAGAGCAGCCATGATTTCTGCTTCAACGTCAAGACCGTGCATGCTTTGTGCATCTTGGGCAGCTTCAAATGTCCAACGTGCGCTTAGCTTACGTGTCTTGGCTTCTACAACCTGCTTCAAGATTTGAACGTTGATTTTACGTCCTGGGTTGCCTTCTAGTGCTGTTGTACTAGCAGCACGACCTGTAGATAAACTACCGGAATATGCTGTGGCAATCTTAAATGGGCTCAGTGCTTCGTCACCAGCGGTTGTGCTTGTGTCGAATGGTGCAGGTGCTGTGCTTGTAGCAGTTTCAGCATAACGAACACGTAGAGTGTGGATCTGTGCAACAGGTCCTGTCATTGGTTGAACACCAACGATTTCGTTAGCAATAACTGTAGGCATAACACGTCGAATTACTGGTAAAATTACACGGTTTAGTGTAGCAACGTTACCAGCAGCGGTTGCGCCTGCTGTAGCAGCTTCTGCCAAATGCTTGCGAGTGTTTTCTAGGATAACACCCATTGTGGTTCTCTTGGAACCTTGTAGACCTTCTAGCAGGGCATCTTTTGTTTCGCCCCAACGGCCTTCTAGTAGTGCTTGTGTCATTTTTTCTTTACTCCTAATTAGGGTTTATTTAAGCCCTGCTAAACGTTTAATTTCAACAACATTATTATCGTTGGTTTCAACGCTGACCTTAGCAGATTTATCACCTGTCACTTCTTTACGATTCTCTGTAACCATTTGCTTTTCGGCTTTTGGTTGTGCAGAATTGTTTAGAACTGCTGGTAGATACTTATCAAATGCAGACTTCAGTTTCTCGGTCTGCACATTTTCCAAAAGCTGGCTCATTACTTCCTGCTTTTGCTTGTTCAAGGGTTTCATTAACTCGTTTAGAGTATCCTGACGCTCTTGACTTTCCTTAATCATGCGAATTTCACGGTCTTTTGATTCAACTAGTTGAGCCTTCTCATCAGCAGCAGCCTTGGCTTCTGTGATTTGTTGCTCTTTGTCTTCTAGTGCCTTCACAAGTTTAGCGATTTCCTTGTTCTCATTTAAGTGAGTAATAGCAAATTCACTGGCAAAGGCTTCGAATAGACGACGTCCAAAGTTGTTCTCGCGAGCAATTTGAATGTCTTCTTTTAGTTGAGTCAATTCAGACTCTAGTTTCTTGCCTACAGACTCCTTAACAAGTGCAGCAGATTTAGCAACAAATTTGTCTTGTAGTTCGGCTAGTTTGGACTTGGCTTCTGCTACTAGACGTACTTTTGTTTCTACTACGTCTTGCTTGTCTTTTGCAAACTCTTGAATTTCTTCTGCTAGAGCTTTGATTACAAACTGCTCAAGTTTCTGTGTAGATTCTTGTGCAACTTTGCGATCAGAGCGCAACTCTTTGATTTCTTCTGCTAGTTTTCCAACTAGGAATTTATCAAACTTGCCAGCGGCTTCTGTCATACGCTTGTTAAAACGTACACGGTCTGCTGCCAACTGTTGCTTTTCCTCAGCAAATTCTGTGAGTTCTGCTTGGAGACCTTCTGTGACCATCTTGTCTAGAGCTTCGACCATTACGCTTTTATCGTGTTCATAGCGTGTAGAGAACTCATCGCGCATTTCTGTGCGAATTTGTTCACGTGCTTCATTAAGTTTGGATTCCCAGGCTTCATTAATTGCAGTCTGAGTTTCTTCGTTAATGATACCACTGTCTACTAATGGTTTGATAGCATCAAACATGGATCATTCTCCTGTTATATTTTTAAGTCTTTGATGAGGCGCATTACTTCCTCACGCAAATACTTCTGTACCTTTTGATTAGCACCGGCATCTTTTGCCATTTCGAGCACCTTGTGTCCCCCACGCATATTCAATAAGCCTTCATAGACTGCTTTTGGATATGCGTTTGGAGCACTAGGCTGTGCTACAATATCAACTGTGACTATATCAAAGTCACTGACGTGTCCAGTACCCTCGTTAACGTTACCGCTACCACGACTGCTTACGCCTAACTTCACACCTGATTCCAACATAGTTTGCACTAGTTGACCCATAGGTGTTGGAAGAACCTTTAATTTACCAAATCCGTTTGGACCGTCCATCCACATTTCTGTAATCATGTGACTGACACGATCTAGGTTAATTTTTAAATCGTCTGGGTGATCTACTTCACCCAATACACTATAACCTTCTGTGATTTGCTTGTTAATATTACCTACAGCATCGGAAATTTCACTAACGGGGTATACTCTTTGGTTAGCGTTTTTAACACCGCCCTGTATGAATATACCCTTCATATAGAGATTTTTACCTTTGCCGTCAGCGTTTGCCTCCGCTATAACTTCCATTCTAGCGTTGTCAAAGGTTAAATGCTCTTTAAGTAGGTTCATTAGTGATTATACCTTATACTTTACCTGCACCGGATACTTTTTTCATATCTGGCTTTGTGGTCATTCCCATGCTTGTACTCTTTGGTGTGGCTCCGCCTTTGTCCTCACCGCCTGCGTCGAAGTCAACTGCTTTACCGCCCATGTCGTTTTCGCCAGCAACTACAGACTCAGTGTTTGTACCTGCTTCTTCGCTTTCGACTGGGGAACCAACTTTTTCCAAGTATTCACGGATCCACTCAGATTCTGTCATTTTGCGACTTTTCTTGGATTCAGCAACTTGAGGCTCCTGCTCTTCAGCAACTTCCTCTTCCTCTGCAACTTCCTCTTCTTCAGCAACTTCTTCGGTTTCCATAGCAACTTCTGCCATTTCGTCACCGCCCATGTCCATGTCCATGTCGCCTTCTTCCTCACCCTTGTCGCCCATCAAAGCATCAAATTCTGCTTTTAGTTCGTCAAGTGCGTCTTCTAGGTCCATAACACGGTCTTCGAGTTCTTCGTCGCCGTCCTCATCGCCTTC